GCGCTGAAAAGTTGCTCCCACTGTACGATGGTGAACAAACCCTTTTTTACGCTGATCCGCCCTATGTGACAAAAACCCGCACCAGCTCGACGCGATACAGCCACGAGATGCAGGATGCAGACCACGAGCGTCTACTGTTGAGCCTTAAAGAGGTGCAAGGCAGTGTTTTGCTATCTGGCTATCGCAGTGAGTTGTACCAGGATGTTTTAAGCGGCTGGAAGAGCGTAGAGCGACAAAGCCGAGTTTTTAGTATTGGTCACAGCGCACCGCGCACGGAGGTTCTTTGGGTATCGCCGCGCTTCGCGGAGTTGTTAGATAGAGCACGTGACTAAAGCACATAGCGCCTTTTGTTGTTAAGATTAACCTAACAACACAAGGTGCTTGCAGCGCGCGAGGGCTTATGTAAAACTGACATTTACTTTGGCAAACAAGCCCTGCTCACACTTTTTGGAGACCCCATGGCACTAGATTCATACCACCACGGCACCCGCGTTATTGAAGTCAACGGTGGGACACGTCCCATTCGAACCATTGAAACCGCTGTTATCGGCATGGTGGCCACGGCGGATGACGCCGATGCGGATTACTTCCCACTGAACCGCCCAAAACTCATTACGGGCGACACGGCTTCAATAGGTAAAGCGGGTACGACAGGTACTTTAGCCCGTTCCTTAGCCGCAATATTCGAGCAAACACGTCCTGTCATAGTGGTGGTGCGCGTTCCAGAAGGGGATACAGCAGCCGAAACCACGAGCAACGTGATTGGCACGTACACAAACGGTATGGCCACGGGCATTCAAGCGCTGGCAGCGGCCAAAGGGCAGGTCGGAGTGCAGCCGCGTATTTGGGGTGCCCCTGGCTTAGATAATCAAGCCGTGACAGCAGCGATGCTCAGTAAAGCCAAAGCCATGCGCAGCATGGTCTACGCCCGTGCGCAAGGGGAAACCAAAGAGGATGCGGTGCTTTATCGTAACAACTTTGGCGACCGAGAATTGATGCTCTTGTGGCCTGACTTTACGGCTTGGAGTACGAGCGCGAGCGCGAATGTGACTGTAGAGAGCACGGCGGCGGCGCTGGGTTTAAGGGCGTATCTTGACAATAAAATTGGTTGGCACAAGACGCTCTCGAACATTCCAGTTCAGGGCGTCACGGGGCTGTCTAAAGACGTCTCTTGGCTCTTGCAAGCCATGGAGACGGATGCTGGCTACCTGAACCAAAACGAGGTCACGACTTTGATTAACGAGCAGGGCTATCGCTTTTGGGGTAGCCGCACGTGCTCGACCGATCCATTATTCGCATTCGAGAGCGCTACGCGCACGGCGCATATCTTGGCGGACACCATGGCTGAGGCGCATTTTTGGGCGGTGGACGGCGTGCCCAGTGTGGGCGCATTCAAAGACTTGGTGAACGGGATTGACGCCAAAATGAAGCAGCTCACTCGCGACGGCTACCTGATTGGCGGCGGTGCTTGGTTTGACCCAGACAGCAACTCGGTGGAAAACATGAAAGACGGTAAGTTCCGCTTTGACTACGATTACACGCCCTGCCCGCCCATGGAGGACATCACTTTTGTGCAGCGCATCACCGACAGCTATTGGGTGGACTTTAAAGCCGCTGTCGCAGCGGCGAACTAAGTTTTTTTAATGGTATTTTGAACAGATAAGGCAGGAGTCCACAATGAGTTTACCTCACGTCCTCAAGCGCTTCAATGTGCGCGGCAACGGCAATAATTATTTGGGTATGTTCGAAGAGATCGAGTTCCCCAAAATCAAGAAGAAGATTGAAGACTACCGTGGCAACGGCATGATGGCGCCCGTGCCGATTGACCTGGGTTACGAGGTTTTAGAGTGCAGCATTACGGCGGGCGGCTTGGTGTTGCCCGAGTTACGCCGCGCGGGTAAGGTGGGCGTGGACAACGCACAGCTCACCTTGGTGGGAGCATACCAACGCGACGATACCTGTGAAGTGGTGGCGGCGGAGATGGTGATGCGCGGGATGTTGGTGGAGCTGGACCCTGGCAGCGGCAAAGAGGGCGACAAGAACAAAATCAAGTTGAGCTACAAACTGAGTTATTTGAAGTGGGTCGTAAACGGTGAAACCGTGATTGAAATTGATGCGCTCACGACGCTAGAGACCGATTTGAAAGCCGCGCTGGGCTTGTAAGCGCAGTATAAGCGCCGTCCACTTTAACCTTTTATTGATGAGATTATGGAAAATTCACAACCCCAACAAGCTGCAGAACAAAGTCTACAAACTGTAGAGGTAGAACTATCAACACCGATTGTGCGCGGTGTGTCGCAAACGATTAGCAAGCTCATGATTCGCAAGCCCGTGACGCGCGAGCTGCGCGGTTTGAAGTTGATGGATGTCTTACAGATGGATGTAACGGCGCTGTCTGTGCTCGTGCCGCGAATTTGTGATCCGTTTATTACCAAGCCCGAGTTTGACGATTTGGAAATGGCCGACATCTTAGGGATAGGGGTCGCCGTCGCGGGTTTTTTCGAGCCTTCCAAGAAGACGAATTAGATGGCGTGGTAATGGGTGGTGGCTTGAAAGAGCCTTTACCCATGCCTGAGCAGGTTAGCGACGCAGAGGCCAATATCTTTGTGGTTTTTACGGGTTGGAACCCCCAGGTTACGGGGGAGATGGAGTTGGAAGAGTTGATGCAATGGCACGAGCAGGCAAGAAAGCGGAGCGAGGCTAAGTAATTAAAACCACTCTTGGATTTTGTGTGCTAAATATCCAGGGAGTATGAAAACAAAAGCCAGAATGCCAAAAAAAACAGTATAGGCAATAACACCGCCCCAGCCGCTAACCGAATACGCAAATAAATACGTTAGACCAAAGGCGACAGCGCAGAATTTGTAAATCAGCGATTCTAATTTTTTATTGGTGGTTTCCATGGTTCATATGTTACCGTAAATAACAAATATGTCAAGCAAGAATCTACAAGTAACGGTGGCGCTCGAAGGGGCTGACAAGCTCAGTCCTAAAATTAAAAACGCGCTCGTTATGATTAAAGACGTTGAGAGCAAGACTGCCGCAGCGCGCAATAAGCTCCGTGAGTTGGCGATTAATGAAAATCAATTCAAAGGTTTGGATGCAGCCAAGGAGAAGCTGGCTCGGCTGCGCACCAATGTAGACACCGCGCGGCGCGGGGCTGAAGAGCTGCAAAAAGCGATGGCGATTGGACAGGCCACGGAAAAAGAGGTCAAGCAAGCCGTGTCTGCACTCAATAAGCTAGAGCGAGAGTATGGGGACGCGACACAAAAAGCCCTTGCGTCGCGTAAAGCGCTCAACGACAAAGGCTTCGGCGGTTCGGGCGGTAGGAACGCATTGACAAGCCAAATCCAAGCCGCACAGGTGGAGCTTGCACAAGCCGAAAAAATGGATAAAATCCGCGCGCGCAATAGCGCCCTAGAATCGCGTGGCGCAAGCTACGCTATGGCGGGTGTGGGTATGACTGCGGCGGGCACTAGTATTTTGGGTGGGTTGGGCAGTACGGTTGCCGCTTACAAGCAGGCTGAGGTAGCGGCAACGGGATTAAAAACGGCAATGATGGACTCGGGGGGGAAAGTTTCCGCACAGTTTGGGGCAATCAATGATTTAGCGACACGCTTGGGAAATAAGCTGCCAGGTACCACCGCCGACTTTCAAGACATGATGACGATGTTGGTGCGCCAAGGCATGAGCGCAGAGACCATACTGTCCGGGACAGGGGAGGCCGCGGCTTACCTTGGGGTGCAGCTCAAACTTGCGCCCGCAGCAGCAGCGGAGTTCGCGGCGAAAATGCAGGACGCGATTCGCGCTCCAGCTTCCGAAATGATGGGTGTGATGGATGTGATCCAGCGCACTTTTTATGCAGGAGTTGACCCTACTAATATGTTGGCAGCGTTCAGTAAAGCTGGCGTGGCCATGGATATTTTAAAGGTCAAGGGTGAACAGGGTGCGCGGACTATCGCGCCGCTGTTGGCTATGGCCGATCAATCTGGGTTGGTTGGGGAGTCGGCGGGCAATGCGCTGCGTAAAGTGATGCAGTTAAGCATGGACACAGAAAAAACCAAAGAGTACGGTCTCAACTTCACGAATAACAAGGGTGAGCACGCTGGTTTACAAGCCATGTTTCAGGAGTTGCAGAAACTCAAGAACTTAACGACTGAGAAGCGATTGGAGACGATCAAAGATATTTTCGGAAACGACGCTGAGACCATTCAGATGCTCACCATTATGATTGAAAAGGGTCAGGCTGGTTATGACGAAATGACCCAAAAGTTGGCTGCGCAGGCGGATTTAAAAGCGCGGGTGGATGAGTCGCTTAATACGCTGGCCGCGGTACAAGAGGCGGCCGAGGGCACGTTTACCAATATGCTGGCGGCGTGGGGCGAAACGCTAGCGCCCATTTTGAAAAAGGTGGCCGCTTGGCTTGGTAGTGTCTCTGAGGGCATTATGAAGTGGACAAAAGAGAATCCGAATGCTGCGCGGGTGTTGGGTATTTTAGCCGCTATTTTGGGTGTGGTTTTGGTAGTAGGTGGGGGAGTGGCACTGGCCATCGCGGCCATGATTGCTCCGTTTGCGATGTTATCCATGGCGGCGGGTGCTTTATCTATGAGTTTAACGCCCATATTGTTGGCTATTTTGGGGGTGATTGCGGTCGTTGCACTGGTGATAGCGGCTTTTGTTTATTGGGGCGACATCACCGCTTGGCTGCAGCAAAAGTGGGACGGTTTCAAGAATTGGCTCTTTGGGCTGTGGAACGGCATTGTGCAGCAAGCCACGGGCTTGTGGCAGCGGATTAAATCGGCATGGGCGGGGTTCAGCTTTGTCGATGTAGGGTTGAATTTGATGCGGGGCTTGGCGAATGGAATTATGAACGCTGGTTCTTTTGTCATCAATGCTGCGTTGGGTGTGGCCAGAAAAGTGGTGGGGGCTGTGAAGGGTGCGCTTGGCATTCAATCGCCCAGCCGTGTTTTCGCTGAAGTGGGCGGCTTTACAGCGTTGGGCATGGCGCAAGGGATTATGGGGCGGACACCCGACGTCGTGAGCAGTGTGCAGCGCATGGTAAATGGCGTCAAGAGAGCTGGGGCGACTACGATTACTGCAGGCATGATGGCGGGCGGCGGGTTTGGTGGTGGACTGGCTCAGGCGGGGCAAGCGCCCAATGCTGCACAAGGGGCCGCACCCCAGATTACTATTAATATAAACAGCGCAAACCAAGCGCCAGAGGCTATTGCGCAGGCTGTGCAAGCGCAGCTAGAGAAGTATTTCAGAGAAAAACGTCGTAGCGGCGGCGCGCATTTTTTTGATAAGGATTAACCATGATTTTAGCATTGGGCGACTTCTTGTTTGAGGCGCTTGGTACGGGTTATCAGAGCGTCGACCGTAACACCGACTGGCGCATCGCCGAACACAAGCGCATTGGCGCTAGGCCGTTGTTGCAATTCGTGGGCGAAAATTCAGACAAAATCACGATAGATGGCGTGTGCTATCCACAGCTCACCGAAGGCGCGTCGCGGATTGAGCGGCTGCGCACCATGGCCGAAGCAGGGCAAAATTACGTTTTACTGGATCAGTGGGGTTGGGTGTATGGACTGTGGGTGATTCAAGCTGTTAAAGAAAAGCAGACTATGCACATGCGCGGCCAAGCGCAGAAGATTGAATTTACTTTGTCTTTGATGCGAGACGATGACGACGCTTACGGCGCAAGCAGTGAGGTCTGGGACGCGCTGGCACCCGTGCGCAGCGTGGTGGGAATGCTAACGTGAAGCGCCCAGTTTGGCAAATACTTCTCGACGGGCGGGCAGTTGATACGCGCCGCTTAATCAACCTCTCTATTACCGACAACAAAGGCTTGGAGTTGGATACGGTGCAGCTCACGTTGTCCGATGCGGGTGGGATGTTAGACATCCCCAAAAAGGGTGTGACGCTATCGGTGTCGATTGGCTACGCTGGGGAAAGCATGGTCGACAGAGGGACATTTGTCATTGGTGAAGTTGCACACACCGGTCCACCTGATTACCTCATTCTAGGCGGCAAGTCAGGGGATATGGATGGCTCGGGTATCAAAGAAGGGAAAGAAAAGAATTGGCGCAAGACTACTATTGGCGCAATCATTAAATCCATTGCGTCGACTCACAAACTAGAGGCTGTCGTGAACGATACTTTGGCTAACGTGGCCATTGAGCACATGAACCAAACCGAATCCGACGCTCACTTTTTGACTCGCCTGGGCGAAGAGCACGACGCAATCGCGACTATCAAAGCAGGTCGGCTTGTTTTTGCCCCAAAGGGTGACGGCAAGAGCGCCACGGGGCGGGTTTTACCAGCGGTATTGATTAGGCGAACTGACCAAGACACGCACGATTGGAAAGCGGCTGACAGTGGTCGCTATACGGGTGTCAGGGCTTCTTGGCATAGTAGCAAAAAGGGGAAACGGGAAAATGTAGTTGTCGGGCAAGATGGTTATTGCAAACGCCTATCAGATGTTTTTGCCAATCAGGAGCGAGCAAAAACCGCAGCTCAGGCAGAGTGGAATAGACTCAGTCGTGGCTTGGCGACAATAGACTTGGCGTTGGCATATGCGGACCCTAATCTTTTCGCAGAAACGCCTATTTCTTTGAGCGGTTGGGGCAAACCAGAGATTGATAACAGTAACTGGGTTGTCACGAAAGTTCAGTTAGATATCAACGATTCTGGTTTGAGCGCTAAGTTGAGCGCCGAAACTAAAACCCCCTAATTTTTAGTTGTAAAACAACGTTATTTTGCGTTGGCGATTCATTTTAAAGAAAATCTGCCCGCACGTGCCCAAGTCGTGTGCGGAACACGACAACAAACCATCCAACAATGCGTTCCCGCCACACCCAAAGCAAGCGGGCGTGGCGAGGGGACGACCGCGCGGGCGGGGGCGGTGATTCAAGCGGCGCTTTGCTGCTGTGCTAACAGCGAAGTCGCAACCGCATCAATTGTTTTAAACACACCGTCTCTAACGCCTAGGGGTGCAGCCCGGTAGTTGTTAAGAAGTATTTCTTCATGCACAGACAAAGTTAAAGAGTCATCTTTGCTTTTTAGTGAGTAAGTAACGTTGCCCTTTGCATCCACTGTTAAGTCGCTGAATTTGGGGCCAACCCCATCTGACAGCCAAAGCGGATGAACACCAAGATTCAGCGCCAATCGGCTGTGAAGGCTCGCTGTTGGTTCTTTGATTGCTCCATGCAGAAGCCTGCTCAAGTGTTGCGACTTGATGTTGCAATCCTTCGCGAGCTTAACAATTGCGCCATCACCCACATAGCCCGCATCGACCATTGCTTCTTTTAATCTATCCGAATAATTCATACCACCCCCAATAAGTAACAAATATTACACCAAAAAAATATTTTTAGTTACGCTTGTAATTTATGTTACTAATGTGCTTATAATACCGTGTAACTTAAATTACTAAGGAACTTAAAATGACTAAAAAACTCCCCTCTCCTGCAGACCTCATCGAAGCGTTCGGTGGGTCTGCGAAAGTTGCTGAAATCCTGTCCGAAAAAACGGGCGAAGAAATTAGCCGAATCGCGGTCGTAAACTGGAAACGAAGAGGTATCCCCAGAGGTCGTGTCGCTGACTTAGCGCTGGCAAAAAACCGAACCATCACTACATTAGGCGACCTGCACCCACGCAACTGGACTACTCTGTTTCCAGAACTGCTCGAACAAAAAAAAGTACAAAAGCAACTTTAAGCCTCTATTTTTTTCCACCAAATTGATAAAAGGAGATAAGAAATGTTGTCAGGACTTATCACAACCAACCAAAACGCTCACTCAGCAGTCACAATCCCGATTACCGGTGCGCTCACAAAGCGGCACGACAGCCTACGCGACGTCGTCAAAGTCGGGGTATATCAACGTGGACTCACAAATGTAGCCAACAAAATAAATGTGGGTGTTGGAAACTTATCAAACCAACTAGACGGCCAACACCGTTGTTTTAGCGTAGATAAGCTGGAGGAGTACATCGCGAAAACAGGGGATGTAACCCCCATACACTACCTGATTGAGCGCTTTATCGCCAACAACAACGCAGAACAAATGACTGCCCTTGCGCAAGCAGCAGTTCTGATTCAACAGCTACAACCTCTCCTTAGCGCTGCGGGGGTGCGAAATGTCTGAACCAGTAAATCGCACAAAATTTTCTCCGTTCGACATTGCATACCAAACCGCGAAAGAATGGACAGAGATCCAACTCGCTGATCCTAAACACCATGAGAAACTCATTCGAAGTCTGGTGAATAGAGGCTTGAAGTACAAAGATGCCGCACAAACAGTCATGCACGTTATTTGCAAACGACTCGATGAAGTCAATCAAATCGACGCATCGCTCGACATTGATGCCTCCACCAGTCACTGTGTTGCTCTACAACTGAACGGAATCACCTACTACTTCGCCTCTTGCTCTATCGTCAAACTACTCGCGCGTGTCATAGATTTATCTAGTAACCAGCAAAATGCAACAATACACTAACCAAGACGCAACTTTGGCTCCACGTGTAAGCGCGGCTCTTGAAAAAGAGTACGGTTTCAAAACCACGCCAGACGGATGGATGCGCAGAGGAATGTGCCCAAACTGCGGTAAAAAAGAACTTTACACACACAGCGAAAACCCATGGGTCGTCCGCTTCGGACGACTCAACAATTGCGGCTGGGAAAGCACCGCCAGAGACCTCTTCCCAGACCTCTACCGAGACCTATCCAAACGCAACCCGCCTACCAAAGAGCAACCAAACGCCACCGCAGATGCGTACCTTCGCGACGTGCGCGGCTTTAATATTAGCCTCTTCCAAGGCTGGTACAGCCAAGGCCGCTTTTGGCACGAAAAAGGAACACCTCAAGGCTCACACACCGTGCGCTGGATCATCGACGGCCTGCGCGACGTCTACATGGAGAGACTCATAGACCCTGTGAGCATACAGGGCGAAAATGGCAGCGAAATCCGAAAAGCCCACTTTCACGGTTCACACAAAGGCCGCTGGTGGCAGCCCCCTGGCTTTGCCCCAGAGCTAGGAACCGCCGTTTACATCGTTGAGGGAATTATCGACGCCATGTCGCTATGCCAAGCCGGGCAACTCGCCGTGGCGGCTCTAAGCTGTGTCAACTATCCCAGCGAAAGCCTAAAACACACCCCTAACGCAAACGACATCGTTTGGGTCGTAGCCCTAGACAACGACAAAGCCGGTCGCGACCACACACAGAAATTTGTCGCACGACTCAAAAAAGACGGATATAAAACAGCCGCGGCACTCTGCCCACAAGGGGAGAGAGGGAAGAAACAAGACTGGAACGACGCCTTACTGCGCGGTGATTTGAGTCAAGAAAAATGGCTGGACACACTCAAAGAAGCCCGTCACCGAGGTGACCTTCTCCTCGCAAAATCCGCTCCTGAAAAAGCCAACATTCTCTACAAAAAAAACCGCCTAAGTAAATTCTGGTTCGAGTTTGACAATCGCCTCTGGTGGTGCGACTACGACCACGACAAAATGAAAAAGGAACTGGAAAAATTCACCGACGCTGAATCACCCGACATCGAGGACAACACCAAAGAACCAGATGAAATTGAACTCATCCGCCGCGCTGGCTTGGTGCGCGAAATAGCCAACTGCTACCCTGAATGTCTCTACCACGAAGTAAGTAGCGTCAACGACGAAATGAACCGCTACTACATGAGAATTGGTACCCCCCTTGGCCGCAAAGTCAACGCCGCATTCACCGCCAGCCATCTAGCCAGCGCCTCCGAGTTCAAAAAACGCCTCCTTGCCGTAAGTGCGGGCGCGATGTGGTGGGGCAGCAACCAACAGCTCGACACCTACCTCAAAACCAGCCTCAACAAACTGGCCAGCATCGAAGTATTTGACGCCACGGGTTACTCGGACAAACACAAGGCGTGGATATTCCACCAATTCGCTGTTCAAAACGGCAAACTGCACACCACCAACAGCGAAGACTACATCCAGCTAGGCCGCGACAGCGTCAAAACCGCGAGCGGCCTACACCTAGACCTCAGCGCCAACCCCCCAGACCCAAACTGGCTGCGCTGGATAGTCACCGCCTGGGGGGCGCAAGGCACCGTAGTCACCGCATACTGGCTCGCCAGCCTCTTCGCCCAGCAAATCAGGGGCATCCACGGCAGCTTCCCTTTCCTGGAGTTAGTTGGCCAAGCCGGTGGCGGTAAATCTACCCTCCTAGAATTTCTCTGGCGACTCTTTGGCCGCGACGGCTGGGAAGGCTTTGACCCCAACAAATCCAGTCTTGCCGCCCGCTCCCGACTCATGGCACAAGCCAGCAACCTCCCCATCGTCTTAATTGAATCCGACCGCGAAAGCGACCAGACCAAGCGATTCTCGTGGGATGAATTCAAAACCGCGTACAACGGCCGCGCGATTAGCTCACGCGGCGTCAAGACTGGCGGCAACGAAGTCTACGAACCCCCTTTTCGCGGCGCATTGGTGATCAGCCAAAACGCGCCCATCGAAGGCAGCGAAGCCATACTCTCGCGCATAGTAGGCGTCACGATAAGCCGCGCCGGACACACCGAAATCACCGCCAAAGCCGTCCATAGCCTCATCAACACAGAGCTGGGACAAGTCTCTGGCGTACTCCTCGACGTCGTCAAGCGTGAAAAAGAAGTCTTAGACACCTTCGCAGCCGATACCGCCATGTACCGAAAATGGTTTGTTGAAAACGGTATAAAAATGACACGTATCGCACTGAACTACGCCCAGATTGCCTGTTTTATCGACTTACTGCACCGGCGCTACGGCCTCACTGACGCCGAGCGCCAAGAAGC